ACCGTGGTGAGGCAATACCTACCGAGGTAGCCGTTTGTTGGTAGTCCGGTCTCCCAATACTCAAGTAATTCCACAGAATTGTAGCGGGCATTAGAGAGCTGCGACTGACGGTCGGCAGTTTTCTGGAAAGTCTCATCACGATTAACCCTGGCTGCCTGAAGTTGGTCAGCTTTGTCCGGCCACCGGGCGCACGCTTCCTCATAATCGACAAAGACCCTCTCCAGTACCCACTTTACCTCTTTCCAGCTACGAGCATCTGGGTCAACAAACATATTCCAGGTAAACGGGACAGTAATTGCAATGTCTCCTTCGAGTTTGACGGTACCATCTTCGTTATTCCACTCAATAATATCGCCACGTCCACTATCCCAGACGGTCTTTATGAACGAGGAGCCGTAGACTAAGGTGTTGAGGCTAAGTTGGTCGAATTGTTCCTGCATTTGGAAGTGACGAATCGCCCACCTAACGACTCGGTCAGCGGCGTCAGCACGACGGTGGTCGTCTTGGTCGCTACTGGTAGGACGCATGACAACGCTCGGCGGATTAGCCGACATTTGAGCGTGTAGAAAACGGAGGTTCTTGAATACATAGACGTTATTACTATCCGCCCCCGACTGGTCAACGCCGGGAGTCAGAGAAGAATACGCCTGCATCAGCGAGGTATCGCCGAAGTTAAGGCCTGATGTATTACCCGTAGAGTAGATTGAGTGCTCGTTCATCAGCCACCGCTGCTCGAACGGTCTCCTCTGTTGTCCGGCATCAGCGTACCGCTTCATGATATTGCGACTAGCTGTAGAGTCATCCCAAGCCGAGACCTTGATACTCACTGTAAACTCCTAGAAGTAGTAGCCAAATTTCTTCATAGCTGGTTCAATCATCTTAATCAGATTAACCACACGAGGCTTTGGCGGCATTTTCCTCAATGACTCTTGTAGTCTCTTGAGTACTAAGAAGTCTACCTCAGTTGCACACCCATCGTCAATCTTATCTAGACGAGAGCGGACTTGGTCTTCTACTGAAGGTCTATTATGCTCACATGATTTTTCTTTACTTGGCATATCTTGAATCATCACGGATACGCCAATCTTCTTACCACCGCCTTCTTGCACGGTTGCCTCCTCTTCTTTGAATGGCCCTAGTTAGTAGTTCCATTTCAGCTTTCTTCCTCTTCTCATTGGCCTGGTAGAGTTGAGTATGCCAAGATGTATCAACTGGTAGAGAATTCTCTCTTTTAGGCATCAAGTCAACGAAATACTGGGCACTATCACCAAGGTGCATATCACTACCGTTGGCAATCTTGCCTTCTTTAGTATCCGACCACCTGGCACCTGTAATTTCTTCAATAAGATTCTCGACATGGGGTGCGATTCGTACCTTTATGCCAAGAGCTTCCTGAAAGTTCTTAATTAATTCAATTTTCCTATCATTCTTCTTATAAACGCCGGTATATCTGATGCCCATACTAGCCGCTTGGTGGATGTACCAGCTTTCGTGGGGGTCTGCTACCCGGCGGACGATATTATAAGGAGCACTAAGCTTGGCAAAAGCTGTGATAATGTCAGTAGGTACAAATATTCCCTTAATATACTCTGCCTTGACACAATACCAGACACCCGTTGAGGGATTTTCCGCCCACAGTGTGTATCCGAGGGCCGAACTGGAGGCAGGGTCTACACTTTCGACGTGTCTCCACATCGGGCTGTAGTTCTCGGGCATCTCTACCATAGTCTCATAGTTGAAATAGTAGACGGCGTTATCATCAGATGTCCACTCACCGTAGAGACGGCTATTCTTGACGTGTTCTGGAAGGTGGGCCATGGTGGCCAGAATCTCAGCCTTCCGTTCGCTATTCGCGTATAGCGGATTGTCAAGCATCTTGAAGCGGTATGTCTTAGCAACCGGTTCCACGAGGCCGTCAACGAACTTCTGTACTTTAATATTGCGTACAAGGGGCGTAAAGGATGCCAGAAGATGCCCGCTCCTAGCCTGGATACGGACCATTAACTCGTTCATAATGTCGACTGTAGGGGGCAATTCGTCCACCCAGACGAGGTGGGCTACATACGACTGCAGACGGTCTCTGGCCATGTTTGGGTTTTCAAGGGACTGGAAGACGATTCTGTTACCGTTAGTCAGCTCAAGTCGCTGAATCATGTTACCAGTACGGACTTCTTTATAGGTACCCGGTTCTAGGTAGCTTCTTATCTTCGGTAGAAGAGATTCCTCAATCTGCTTACCGCTTCGTCCGGCAACTACGCAGAGGAGAGGTTCGCTTCCCCAATCGGTAGGCTTCTTCCACTTGGGGTGAGTCTCTGTCATCATCCAGGTAACTATGCGGGCGCAAGTCTGTGATTTCCCGGAGTTATGAGTAACCAGTCCGTTAGCCAGTAGGTATAAGTTAGTAGGGGAATCAACGTGTATATCATAAGTCTGTTCAAATCTGGTACCAGAAATCTCTGGAATTACAGGCTGTTTTCCATAAACTACAAGATGTTTACCTATTAGTTCCTCGGTCTTGAGCTGCCCATCAGTTGTAAGCCAAACATGATTGGCGGTAGCCTCAGCGAGCAGTACACCGCTATTCCAGATTTGGAAAACTTTCTTATGTCCGTTATTGAATGTCTTTAGGACCTTAATCGGAGCACCGTGTTCGCTGTAAACTGTGTCCCCTACCCGGATGTCCTCAATAGCCACAGGTCCACGTGGAGTGGCGACTAGTGTGCCTTTAGCTAGACATTGATTACCCGCTCTAATTATCTGTATCTTATGCTTGGTGATATCGTCCAAGACTTCTTGTTGGATGGGAGTAGGCTTACTGTCGGGGTTAATCGGGTCAAAGCACTCCTGAAGCCGGAGCTTGTCCAGCTTTGCTATGGCAGCAAGGAGCATTTTATCCGGCTGGGTCATCGGTACCTAAGCATCTGAAGGTAGTACTGAAACATGTAAGGGGCCTTGGTACTAGCCAGGGGAGTATATACTCGCGAAGCTAGTATGGACGACCCGCCTCATTCTTCCTGCAAGGTCTGTACTGCGGAGACCGTAACTGACGCGCCGGCTGCCGTAGTTACTACCACTTCACCGAGGGAGAGTAGAGGTAGGTACGTTTGGTCGGCGGTTACATTGTTGTTCAGTTTGATGTAGAAGTTACCGGCACCGGTAATTGATTCTGTCTTAGAGTCAACGGCTGTACCGGAGCCGATGCTGGTACGCAACTTGGCAGTCACCGTCCCACTGGCTGCTGTCGTAGTGATACAGACGACTAAGTACTTGCTACCACCGGCAGTTATTGGAAATTTCTTACTGACAGGAACATCAGTCTGACTAGCTGTGACAGACGTAAGGTTCGGTAAAGTGGACGTATTTGGTGACCAGGCATTCATTGTACTATCCTCCGCAGTCAGTATACGACAATTACTGGGAAAATGTCAACTGATTGTTATTTAGCTAAAAAGGGCCAGGTCCGAAGACCCAGCCCTCACAACCTAGTGGTTGTTCGCTTACTTAGATTAGATACCTGTTCCCGATGGAATCTGGAACGATGCACTTGTAGCAGTAGACGTTGGTCCCATGAAAGTCTGTAGAGCGTAGCTGTCGTAGTTATTAACAGAGGAGCCGCTAATTACACCGGATGACGTTGGAGTTAGAACACCAAGGTTAATCCCGCTGAAAGTATCATACATTCCTGGGCCAACGACTTTCACTAACCGTACTTCCTGCATCATTGGTAGGTTTGCGCCCGACCAATCGAAGTTGATTGAACCATCTCCGTTAGCAGTTTGACCGATTACCATTGGGAAGGAGTAGCTCACAGGTCCTGGGCCAGGGCCGGGGCCTGCTCCCATGTTTGTAAACGACCATGATGGAGAACCGACGACTGTATCAGTAGCATCCGTAAACACTAAACGGTAAGTTCCGCCAAGGTTTAGAGGAGCAGGTGTGTAGCCGGAATTGTTAATAGCAGGTCCTAAGTTACCTACATCTGCCCAGAATCCAGCCATGTCATATTCTAGACGGACACCTTCAGTAGTTGCGCCGAATGCCATCCAGTTTACTGTGCCAATTGCTGCGCCAAAGCTTGCGCTCATAAAGTATGCGGAACTTGGGGTACCACCGCCGCCGCCACCACCGCCGCCCGAGCCAGTCTCAGAGCTTAGGTAACGAACGTAAACAGCATCACCTTCGGTCAACTGACTCAAACCACCAGCTGCCAGAGGACCAGCAAAGGTGATACGGGTCTTACTATTCACAGTCGAAACTGTGTAGTCGTCACCATCGTGGGCATACAGTGAACCGATGAAGACCAGTTCGCTGTCCGCTTTACAGGTAACAGCAAGGTCAACGTATCCCGACATCAGGTCGGTGGACGACAAGACAAACTTCTCTTTACGGGAAGTTACTGCTTCGATTGCATCGACGCGAACGTCGAGAGCACTATCAGCAGCTTCGCGTGCTGTTTGTTCTGCACTGTCAGCAGCTTGGCGAGCGGCGGTTTCTGCACTGTCAGCCGACTCACGAGCTGATTGCTCAGCAGAGACAGCCGCTTGGCGGTCGCCGACTTCTTGAGCCAGAGCCGATTCTACTGCATCGACTTCACCTTGGAGTGAGGCGTCAGCAGCCTGACGGGCAGTAGTCTCTGCGCTGTCAGCAGCTTGACGAGCAGACTCTTCTGCGGAGACAGCAGCTTGGCGGTCGGAAACTTCTTGCGCTAGGGCAGCGTTATTGGAGACAACGTAGCTACCAAAGGCAGAATCATTCTCAGTGTCAACGCTATTGATAAGGTTGACGATTTCAGCAAAAGAATCTTTGTCTGCGCTGGAGGCCGTCAAGATGGCATCAATCCGAGCTTTCTCAGTATCGATGTTACCTTGCAGTGTGGTGTCAGCAGCTTGACGGGAAGCCGCCTCACTGTCGATGTTACCTTGGAGGGTAGCATCTGCGCTTTGACGTGCTGCAGTTTCTGCGCTATCAGCAGCTTCACGTGCCGACTGTTCGGCAGCGTCAGCGGCTTGACGTGCTGCAGTTTCTGCACTGTCGGCAGCTTCACGCGCTGCTTGCTCAGCGGAGACAGCTGCTTGGCGGTCAGCGACTTCTTGTGCTAACCCGGCAGACGAACCGCTATCCAGTGCGTCAATTTGACTTTGTAAGCCAGCGTCTGCACTTTGACGTGCCGATGCCTCGCCGCTAACGGCAGCTTGACGGTCAGAGACTTCTTGGTCGAGGTTACCTTGGAGAGCCGTGTCGGCGGATTGACGAGCCGAAGCTTCGTCAGCCACGTCGCTAGCTAATCCAGCGTCTCCAGCAGCGCGGTCAGCGGACTCTTGGGCGAGTGCTGCGTTGTTGCTGATGACGTAGCTACCAAAGGCGCTATCGCTTTCAGTATCAACCGAGTTAATCAAGTTGACGATTTCTGCAAACGAGTCAGCGTCAGCGGTAGCTGCGCTTAGGATTGCATCAATACGTCCCTTCTCTGCGTTAATCGCCGACTGGAGGCCGCTATCCGCGCTCTCACGGGCCGATTGCTCAGATGCTAGGCCAGCAGCTGCGCTGTCGCCAGCTGCAGATACTTGCGCATCTACGTAGCTCTTACGAGCAACGTCGTTACCCTGTGATGGGTCGGCGCTAACCTGGGGCATCTTAAGAAACTGCAATACGTTCGAGCCGTCGAGTTTCATCAACTCAACATCTGCACCATCGGCCTGAGCGGCACGAATAGCTTCATTGTTGAGAAGCTTAAGTTTACTACCGTCAATCGCGTTGGCGGCAATAAACCCTTTTCTAATCTGTGACATAATTTTCCCTCTTGGGTAAGAATCTAACCAGGACCATCCCGGTTAGACGTTGATTCTAGTTGAGGAAGTTTTTAGTAGAAATAGTCTACTTGTAAGATATCGCCGACGACTAAAAGGCCGTCTAATCCGAGAGAATCCCAGGAGACATCTTTACCTGCCACTACGAAGTCTGACCCGATGAATTGAGCACAACCTTCACGTGGCGTGATAGAGATATTATAACTCAAGTCGGGGGGCAATGTCAATGTAATGCGTTTTTGTGAGAGAGTAAACGGAGTTATGGTAACAAGTTCAGATGCTGCTTTCTTTACCGCCTCGTATTCGAGAGAACCCTTCGGTCCCCAGAAGGCGAGTTCGATAACACAAGTAGTATCACTCTCCCACCCGAAAGCAACTCCCTTGGTATTAACTGCACCTGAGAAATAAGAAGAGGTAGTATAATATCCAGTGGCAGCAACGTCTGAGTAGAAGCGGGCTTCTTTGTCTAGCTGCCGAACCTTCCAGCTGATATTAGTACAACCATCTGGGAACGCGTACAGAGGACGTTCACCCGGCTGAACGGTAATTGCAACTACAGTAAACTGATTCGCCGGCGAGACGGCTGAGTTACTAATCTCAACGATGGCCCCTGAGGACCCTGAGGGGGAGAATGTAGCCATTCTTAGGCCCCGCTTTCAATGAGGCGAATGTCGCACGTTGCACCGTCAGAGGTAGCGTAGATGGTGACTCCGGCCTGTATCTCGATGCCTAGGGCGTCCTTGGGACCGACCGGCCACCCGGTAGCAGGTACGGCCTTAGCTGCCGTCTCAGAGAGGTAGATGATACCAGAGGTAGACCAATTCTTTACAACCAGAGAGTTACGGTCAGTAAGAGAAGCTGGAACCAGTACAGAAGTAACTGGGCCGATGTTTTGCTGCCCGGTACGGATAGTAGAGGAGCTAACAATCCTGGTATCGCCGGTGCCGGTACTTACCGCACGTGCCGATAGCTCGTAATCACAAGCTCCTGTATATGTTACCTTCGCCCTCAGTCGGGTAGGTACTACGCTACTTCTCTTTTGAATGAGGGAGGTCGTTGGAGTTGTAATATCAGGAAAGTCAAAGAGGAGGACTTCTTTATTGCCATCATCAAGGATACCAAAGACTTGAACGTCCAGGGTACCGGAGATAGAGGTTACCCATAGGAGGGCGAGCACTGCATCAGACTGCACACTAAAGTCTATGATAGTAGTTCCCGAACTAGTCGGAGACTCCTTCTTTAGTACTTCCTGTAGTCCTTGTTTCAGTATCACTATCTACTCCTAAGACAGTGTCAATACTAACAGTCTCAACGGCAGGTGTCAAGTACTTGACTTTAGAGCGGACATATTCTTCTAGTTCGGCCCGAGACATCGACGATAGCTTGGCATCTAGGTTCTCTTCCGGGGCCTTCTTGGGCATCTTATTGGCGGCATCGAGGACCAGCTTAGCTGAGTTGACCTTGGCCGTAGGATTGGCATTCGGGTCAGTGAGTATCTCTTCGAGGCTGTCTAGGGCGAGCTGGGCCATGTACTCTAACCGCTGCTTGAACTCTTGCTTGTTCTGCCACCAGTCGACGAAGCCAGGTACCGCCCACCACCGGGAGAGGCGAGAATCGGCCCCGAGCTGCTTTGATGCAGCGAGTGTCAAAGTGTCATTGTCACCGACACCGAGAGGATGGTCGGAGAGGCTAGTCCAGAAGGCGGCCTTTGCTCTACGCATATCTGGGGTAGGAC